AAGTTCTTTCATATTCTGCAGACGCTGAACATTGTCTTCTCCTTGATACTCGCTTAAATCATCATTACGAATACTACGGATTTTATTGATGGGTGTCTCGGCACCTAAATTATCAAATAAAGCAATGAATGTATCCCAATGCATGTGTCCACGTTCTTCATTCAAATCAATCCCATAATATTGTCTAAATGAGGCATAAATAGCTGCGCTATCTTGTTCAAAATCAAAATCAGGTGGCATATCATCACTCGTTAAAACATTACCCGCTAAATCGACTGCTCCACCAGATGTACCATAGGGTTTTTCGGACAAGTAGTCTAGGACTGTATTAATCAGTAGTAGCTTCAATTGATTATCATCATTGGCTGTCCCTTGCGGTGATAATAGCTGATAAAGGGCATCAACTTGTGATGCAATATCTGAGTCATCTAACAGACCATACAAGGTAATAACCGCATCGAACGTAAGATTTAATGGATAATCTTTGCCGTGATAACTAACCTCGGTAAGTGACGGTTCTGTTAGCGAAAGCATTAGTAATTACCTAATTCAAATGAACTAGCATCACCGGCCTTAACTAGTGTTTCAGTAATGTTGTCATAATTAGCAACGCGTCCATGTGCTTCTTTCTTGATGTAGTCTGCATCCTTTTCATCAAACAACTTATCAATTAGATAAGTCCCCAATTCAACAATCCCATCTTGGGCTTCGTGCAGCTTTTGCTTAGCTTCATCAACCGTGTTTTCAGACAATAGCTTGTCAATGTTTAAATCATCATGCATAGCATAATAATCAATTGCCTTATCTGCCAACTCACGGTCAGTTTCAGCTGTATACTTTGCCTTCATTGTCTTAGGACCAATCTTGACCTCAAGTGTGTTGATGATTTGTGTATCCAAGTTAATTTGTTTTGCCATGTTTTTTCTCCTTTATGTACATGCCGCCCCATAGGTATTGTGTATTTATGGCGACTTGAATGACTTATTTAATTACGCTTGTTGACTCGTTAATTCACTAATACTTTCGCTCACGGATGCACTAGTGCTTATAGATTGAGAAGTACCATCTGATTCAGAACCACCTTGACTATGATCAGGAACATCTGGTGGTGTTACTTGCCCTGATCCGTTGTCGGGTCCACTAAACCATCTGGCAGTGGCTTCGTTGTACCATCAGGTAGAATAGCTTCCTTAGCATCTTTCTTAACTAGCCATGGCGCACCATTGGCTGCAAGTGTGAAACTAAATGTTTGCTTAACGTTGGCAGCGCCACCATAAGGCACAATGGCCGTCAATGTAGCAACAAAGTAAACTGTGTTGCCTTCTGCATCAACCCACTTACCTAAGGTCTTCAAGGCATCACCAATCGCAATGAACTTAGGCACGACATAGTCTTGGGCTGCGTCGCCTTCTAGTCGATGTCCAGCAATCGCAAATTGAATGGCCTTACCTGTTACATCATGAGACGAGAATCCCATACCATCGTAATATGGTGTTGTATCAGCTGTTTCTGAGGCTGATGGTGTTTGTGTTGTAATACCTGCAGCTAACAATGCAAACTTAGCCTTTGACAGGTCTTCTAAGGAAGTATTACCCGCCGTATCAATAAAGATACGGTTCTTCCAATTTTGTTCAAATTCAGTCATAAATGCGCTCCTTTTTGGTTGTAATCGTTACTGAAAAGTCCAATAAAAAAACACCTTCGTCGTTAATCATTAAACCAGTGGCATAAGGCTGGGGCTCTATGTCTAACTGATTGAACGTATAACTTCCGTTAGTGTCTAATTGGGCTAAATTATTTAACATGTCACTGACTTGTGTCAGCATGTTCGTTGCTTCTGTATAATCATTGCTGCGATAAGCAATTTCAATAGGAATCAACTTTTCCTGGTTTCCGGCCATATCCTCTTCAATGATTTTTGAACCCGGTAACGTATAGATACCGAATTTATAATCCGCATTGATGTTGGATTTGGTTAGTGTTTCAGATAAATCTAGTTGATTCACCTTTTTAGCTAGTTGGTTGAGTAAATCCATATATTAGCCTTTCATCAACGTCTCTTTAAATGCATTAGTAACCTCTAACATATCTTGCCTATTTCCAGTCATGCGTAAGTCCCAACGCTTACTTGTTCCAGGCGTTGTGTAATTCTGGATAGGATACTTACCACCCACAAGTCCTAAAAAGATAGAGTGAGCATAGGCGGTAGTCCATGTCACTGACTGACCGTCGCTAGCAACATGACCAGTATCCCTTAAGTGATCCTGATGACCGTTTTCACCAGAATATGGTACATACTGATTCATGTTAATCATAGCTTGATTAGCAGCTACATATCTTGCTTTAGCTATATTGTGCTCACTAAATCGACTGTTAAGCCCATCAACATTCACAGTTACTGGCATTAAAGCACCTCGATTTCATAACTCCAGATGTCATTACTAAATGGCTCACGATTATCAATGATACGCTGTATTTTATAGGAACTTCCCTCAATTTCAATCGTTGAACCAATATCAGCATTGGTTAAACTTGGCATAGGTGTGGTTACACCAGCATATAAAAATAACACTCCGTTAGCTGTAATTGTTCGGTCATTACCTGTTCCTGAATAAATGGTCCCTGGTTGAAAAACAACATGGGTCATGCCCGTCTTTGCTTCCTCAGTGATACGCTCTCCATCTTCCGTTGATGAACTCGCATGCTTAATCAACGTGGCTGTTTGGTTGGCCATTGACTTCGGAATCGTGGGTACTTTCATTTTCAAAATTAACCCCCCCGATACAGCAAGCCATATGGTGCAATCTGTCGCACTGCTTCGTCAGGTACTACGTAACCTTGTGCTGATGATACTAAGGCCTTAGCCTGATTAGTGGCATCTACCCGAGTTCGCCCGATCGTGACACTTGGTGTATTAGCATTAGCTAATTCAAGTGTGCTGGTAATGCCTGATTCATACATGAAATCAATCGTTAGACCTAAAGCAATTTGAAATGATTCAGCACGGTAACGTAGAACGTCTTGGTCTGATTGCAAATCTTCTTGAAAATTATGCTTACGTTTGTAGAAATCTAACGTTAATCCGTCAAGTTGGCGGGTCGCTTTTGGTAATAAATCACTAAATACATCCTTATCAACCGTGTTAAAACCTAGACGTGTATAATCACTAAACTCTAAATAGGCCATACTTTAACCTCCTTAGATTTGATTACTTACTTGTATTAGGCGTCTCACCTGAGTTGCTGTTACCTGTGTTTGAAGTATCAGTCTTAGCTACTGAGACATAAATAGACTCGCGAGCATTATCAAAGATAATTGCATCATAGTAGTTGAGACCCTTAATCGTCCAACGGTTACCATCTCGATCGGTATCTGGTGAAATAGCTGAAACATTGCTGTACTTCGTGATTGGTGCAACGGAACAAGGATAAAGTTAACATCGTTCCCAGCTGTCAAACCATTCAGACGCTTCTTTGAAACAGGAATGATTGGGACAATTCCGTCCAACATACCAACGCTTCGATTAATGCCTTGGATATTCATATCAGTGCTTGAGAAAGTACGGCTAACATTGTCGGCATTCTTCAACTTCGTGTAGTAATCTGATGAAACAAACATAACAAATCCACCACTAACTTCATGATCCATCATGTAAGCCATAGCAGTGTCGTATGAACCTAGCGCATTCTTTGTTGTAATGCTCTCAGTCTTGTATTGGTCACCACCTTGTGCCTTTGATAATTCGATTAACTTTTCAGCCACATATGTGTCACGTTCTGGAATAGTAACCATTCGTAATTGTTGGCTCGCAATGTTAGCTACTGTTGCGCCAGCATTTTCTTCCATATCCAAAGCATCAACATCATAAGCGAACCAGTCTTCTTGTGTTAGCTTCTGTGTTTCCTTTGTCATTTCGATTTGTGATCGTTGGTTATCTTGTCCACGCTTATATTTTTGTGAACCAAGTCCACCCATCTTGTTAACTCGTACTTCACGAGCGCCCACGAAATCAGCTTGAGTGATTGACTTAGCGCCACCCGCTAATACGTTCCAAATTTGTGAATCTGCAGAATACTCTTGATCAAGTGTTGCTAAATCCTTACTGTCTAATGCAATTGTCATTCCTAATTACCTCCATTTTTAGCCAAATTCTCGGCTACCTTTGCGCTTAACCGGTCTTCAATTGACCCAGTTAACTTTGTGTCATTACCACTTCCTTGCCCACCAGTGGGATTTCCTGCCGGTGTAATTACTGGCTTAGGTGGTTGCTTTGTATCTGTACCAAACATGAAACTCGTGTCTTCACTATCAGCAAGTGTCTTAACTTGGTCGTTCAATCCGATAAGGTTTCCATTATCATCAATGCTGATTTTATCAGTATCAATTAATGCCAGGGTTGCCTTATTGTTCTTTGAACCAGCAAAAGTTAAGGCCTTATCAATTTCAAAAGACTTGCGTTGTGTTTGCAGTTGTTCTTGTGCTTGGCTTTCGCTCTCTTTGAGTTGCTTTTGCAATGCTTCAACTTGTTGTTGTGCTTCAGACCCTTTTTCAGCATTCTTATTGGCTTCAGATAGGTTCTTTGTCACTTCATCGACTTGTGATTTAAAACTATCACGTTCAGACGTTAGCGTTGAATTTTGCT